AGCTTCGTAGAAAGCATTCGTACGTTTCATCTCTTGACACGATTCTTGTGTTAAGAAATAATAGTCTTTGCCTTCAACTTCACCTGGTCTTGCTGGTCTTGTAGTGTAACTTACAGCATATTTGAAACCACGACTCTCTAGATTCTTTCGCATATAGTCCTTGCCTGAAGCACCTGGACCTACTAAGATAATTCTTTTATGGTTATTCATGTTGCTTATATCTGTTAATTTGTGTTTGTTTACAATTGATATGCTAAAGGACTAGGTAAATCACTGTATTCACACCAGTTCTCAGCCTGATCGAATTTTGGATGATACCAGATGGTTCTGCCCTTGTGTTTTTTATGTGACATGTTTGGATTGCCATAACAGAGCATGAACTCATCCCAAGAAGCCATGTCTGTTAGATCTCCGAATGGATTCTCCCAGTCTTTAAGCTGGCCTCCGCCTAATTCGTAGGCTTTTAGCGGCAGGGTTCTACATAGTTCTAGGATCTCTGGTGCCTCTTTAATTGCCACCTTTGCTGGAGCAAATGGATCAATATCCGCTCGTAGAAGGATCTCCGCTCTCAGATAATTGCCAATACCGTTGAAGTACTGTTGGTTCATTAGAACCTCACAGATTGGTTTTAGGAATGCTGTTTTGTCCAGGTTATTGACTACATTGTTGTAGAATTGCTTATACTCTACAGTCGGATCTGGTCCTCTGTTGGCAGACCAGTCTGTGGCCACTTTCCAGCCGCCGAACCTCCTAACATCTACGAAGTCCAAAGAACCTGCTTCGGATTGGAATCTAAGATGTGAGTGTTTTGAAAGTACTCCAGCTTCGATCCATTTAAAATGACCAGACATACCCATACCCATTAAGAGTTTCACCTGGTTGTTAGAGTTCAATTCAGTTAAGGTTAACATTAACTCTTTACCTCTACTCTCAGCCTTAATCGTAAAGCTATGGAAAGGCACTTCTACATCATTGCCTTTATGGACTGGATTCTTTCTGACTCCGTAAAAAATCTTGTTCTCAGCAACTTGGTTAACGTAGTCTGCAGTTAACCTTAATTCTGCTAGTTCTGGCATATGGCCTTGCGTGTTAGTTTTTCTATCAGTTCTATGAACTCATCCGAATTTGTTTTACCACCAACATGCCAACGATCATACTCATTCAAAGTATATTGCTCATCGTAGGTCTTCCAGTCATAAATGGTAAAGACTTCACCTTTGTACTCAAAGGTCCATTCATACTGAACTTTACCGTCACCGGAATCTTCCGGGCGGAATGTTGGTTCACCAAAGGCCTTGTATAAATCATTGAACTTAATGCCAGTGGCCAAGTAGCCTTTTAGGCTGCTACCACCAGTGCGGCCCATTGCCTCTTCTTTCTCTAATTTAGCAAATCGTTTCATAATTAAGATATTGTTTTTTCGTTTTCACGTTCTTGTTTGCGTTTCTCACGTTCTTCGGTAAGTATCACATCAATGTAGTCGTAGATGTAACGCTTCATGTTGTTCAACTTCTCATCGATCTCTTCTGGAGACATAAATTGTTTTTCAATGTGCAAGTCTGATAGATTAGCACCGATGCGTTTAAGTACATCGCAAGTAGTGAACAATTCTTCTGGAAGATACTCTCTGTGTTCTTTGATAAATTCTTGTTTTGTCATGTCTTTGTGTTTGATTACAGTGTAAATATAATAAGAAAGATTGACATATGACAATTTTTTTGCAATTATTTTGCATTTTTTTGCAAAAAAAAGCCACCCGGAGGTGGCTTCTTGCATGTGTTTTAGTTAGGATTAGTTAAGAAGTGATCCAACTTGTGCTTGAGGATCAAGTTCGTTAGTTCTCCATGGGTTAGGAACTTGGTTACCAAGATCCCAGTTGCTTCCTAGGAAGTTACCAGCTTGTACCATCAAGTTGGTAGAGTCTTTATCGGTCATATTGAATGCCAACATCTCAGGAGCGTGAGTTGCTACGTGAGTCATTCCGTTCATTACCGACCAGATTGACTGGTTTGAGCGAGCGTTCTTAAGCTCTGGTGTGCTCATGTTGCCAAGTTCAATGTTTGCTGATATGTAAGCGTTGCGGTTCTCGTTGTAAGGAATCCAGTTGTCAGCAGCATCACCAACATAATGCTTAATTGCGTTGTGTGCTTTTCCAAGCTCTAACATTGACGCTGGAGTTACCATCGCTTTTTTAACAGTCTCTTCAAATCCAGCTGGACGGAAACCATTACGACGAAGTTCATTCATGTGGTGGAAGAACTTCTCCATTGAGTCTTTTGACAAGTCAGCAAGAGCATAAGTTTCTGCTGCAAGAGGAGTAGTAAGTCCGTTTGAACACCACATACGATTTACGTAAGGCATCACTTGGATACCGTTGATTGGTGAGTTTTTCAAAGTCAAACCAGCGGTGAAGATCTCATCTGCAATACCGATACCGAACTGAGCAGCTGGATTAGCAACGTTGATGATTACCTCACCTTTGTTACCATTAACACCCCAGTTAGTGATTTCAAAACCATTTTGATCGATGATTTGATCTGTAAGGTTGATGAAACGCTCGTGGCTGATCATTGAGTTAGTAGTCTTAGAGAAACCAACGATCTTCTTGCTCAAAGGAGCCAAGATCAAAGTAATCTCATTCAAGTTGGCAGCCATGGCATTCTTCATCTGATTGATGAATTGTGCTTTAGTCTCTGGGCTGAAGAGAGTTTCGAACTTCTTAGCAAATTGCTGAGACATCCCGATGATACGCATAAGATCCTTGAAGGCCTCTTTGGTGATCTCCAAACGCTTACCTTGATACTCGATAGTAGTATCGTTGATGATTGTAACTTCACGTACCGGAACGGTCTTACGTACTGACTGTGAGTTCAATGTTTCGGCTTTGCGAGCGTTGATCTCTGTTTGTGAAAGGGTTGTTAAAACTGCCATACTTTTTTGTTTTTTGTTATATATTTGGTTTTTAAAATGTTTCAGCTTTTAATGTGCTGTTGTTTTGATTACAGTGTAAATATAATACGAAAAAGTGACATATGACAATTTTTTTGCAATTATTTTTGCCAAAGTTATTAACAATTTAGGTAATTGGCAATCTGAGCCACCACTGAAGGCTCCATTTTGGGATCATTCCACTTCCGGTTCAATCCGGAGGGATGCGGAACCTGCAAATGTTCGATCTTCTGGCTCTGACACCACTTCGATGAGATCAAGCCCAGGCAAATCACCTTCTCGTAGTTTGCAACCGACCATCTTTCTAGCAGGATCTCTTTCAGTCTTGGTTTTGCTCCAGCCTCTTCAGAACAGTTGCGCCAATCATACTCCTCTTCGTTATAGCCTAGAGATTCCATCCAACGTTTTACTCGTTGAATTGTTTTCGAGGCCTCTCTTGAACCAGCAAAACCTGGAGATTGACCAAGTACCAGGATCCTATTGTCTGGTATTGCGTCTGGGCTATTTGGGAAGCGATTACGCAACTTTCAACCTGTCTAAAGGATAACTATTGTCTGCAGATTCCATGCGTTCTGGATGCCATTGAACAGCCCAGATTTTACGCTGTATGTCTTCGAATGCTTCCGGAATATAACCACAACCAAAAGAGAGATGCGTTACCGTAAAGTTCTTTGCTACAGTTTCACAATACTGATGGTGTCTACTGTTGACTTGTTGCATGTTGTTGTTCAAGTCCATCACCCAATGGTATTGTGAGATTCTTTCGCTATGATCTACATCTTCGGTAAAGTCATCACTTCGGTGATCTTCGACAATTGAGTCCACAATGCTTGAGACCTTACCGCCAAAGAAGTGGTTTAAGACCTGCATTCCACGACAAACACCGATGATCGGTTGATCCGCGTCTAAAGCCATCTGGATCCACTCTAACTCGCGTTTATCTCTGGCAGGATTAACACCCAAGTCTGCACCTCCACATAGTAGAAGAGGCCCAGAAATGTCCTGGGCACCTTCTTCTAGGATTACCGCAGAAAAACCATTAGACTCTACCCACTTGATGTAAGTGTCGAGCTCTTCTTGGCCTTTAGGCGGGGCTATTAGGATATACTTTGGTTGATCCGACATATATCGCAATGATTTCTTGTTTATTGCCTTCATTAAGAATCTTATTAATGTAAGCGTTGGTGTTTTTGATGTTTGTATACTCAACACTGTGCTTTGAGTATTGCACAATTACAGTAGAACCTCCTTCAGTTTTTGAAAGTGGATTTGTACGCATGTGCTCGGTTGGTTTATAGTGTGTGCTCATATTGATTAATTATCGAACCAAAATACTACTCGGACTTCGTTCTCATCGTCTTGTTCAAGGGCTTTCATTGCAGCCAACATTGCCCGATATTCAGAAGGAATGCGGATCTCATCATCTGGCCATTCTTCAGCTTGTCGTTTAAGATAGTGCTGGAATGCCTCTTCAAGTTCAGCGGTATTCATCCAAGAATGTGAGTGATAGTCAAGGGCTTCCATCCATTGATCGTCAATGATCTCATAACCTCGTTCAACCCATTTAAGAGCTTGGGCTCTTGTGAGATAACCAGGCTCTAAATGTCCATTCTCACAGCATTGATCCTCATCGTCAACAATGTGCATATACGCTTCGTGTGCTGCTGCAGTGCTCATCTCATCTCTGGGTAGAATACCCTTCGGTTCAAATGATTCCGGATAATCTCCACGCACTCCGGCCAAGATGGCAAACATTGTGTAATTGCGACCTGGATTCAAGTGGTCGCCGAAAGACCACCAGTAAGGTTTACGACCTGCTTTTTCTAGGTTCTGAGCCTGCTCTTTATTGCGGTACTCAATGAACATGTGTATATCTGCTCCCATGGTACTTATATGATTCGGTTTTTATATGTTTCTCGCCATTCCAAAAATGATGGAGTCTCAGGATCTACAGCCTTAAGTGCCTGATACCAGACAAACATTTTTGCATCAGAACTTCTTTGGTAGCTTTCCATCAACTTTTTATTGTAGTCGAAAGATTCTTTATGTACCTCGATATTCTCTGCAATGCCTTTAACTTTTGCCTCCAGTTCTTTTAGTTTACTGATCGCCTCAGTTGCAATTATACCTAAGATCGCCTGATCTGTGATTGTATCTCGTAACGTATTGATCTGAGCCATTATCGGATTAGCTTCTTGCACAAGTTCATTGTGTAATTTTTTAGCATGTTCAAATTGTTCTTGGAAACGGTTGTATCTCTCTTGTAACTCAAGATCTTCCACCTCTGATTGAAATGCTTTCTTTAAAGCCTTTACTGGGTCGTGTTCTTTCTTTGCCATAGTTTATCGTTCTAAAATTACAAATGTTCCAAATTCGCGGTCAAAAACTTGTAGGAGATTCTCATAGTCACCGGACATCATCTCATTTACAAGGTCTTGGCATTTACCAGAGTCCCATCCAAGTTGGCGGCCAAAATTCTTGGCCTTGCCCATTAGGACAAATGCATTACCATCAGGTCCGGTAAGATCAATGATGATCGGTCCAGTTCTCTCTTCTTTACTTCTTATCATAGTGCAAATTTTTCACGTAGTTCTTTAATCTCATCTGCGGATTCAAATCCAATGATGTTGTAAACTTCATCATTCTCACCGAAGATTGGTTTCACAAAGTCTGCTGCAATTAACTCGTCCCAGATCTCGTAGTACCAGTAGAGTTCGAAACCTTGTAGGTTCTTCAGCATGTTTGCTTTCATATCTGCAAGTTCGTAACCACTACCATATTTGTAAGGGTTGATGATACCTGCAAGCATATTTGCAATCTCTTCGTCTTCAAGTGCATTGATTGAGAACTCGATCTCTTTGTACATAAGGTCTTTGATGTTCTCGTTGTACTCATACATCTCGTTTGACCAAGGTTTTACGATTTGGATACCGTGTTTGTAGATTGCTGGAATGTTTTTCTTTGCCATGTCTTTTATTGATTTACAGTGTAAATATAATACGAAAAAGTGACATATGACAATTTTTTTGCAACTATTTTGCCAAAGTTATTAACAATTACAAATCATCTTCATCAAAGTTAAATTTCTTTGGCTTCTTGCTTCCAGGTTCAAAAAGTTGATCTTTCTTGCGCTTAAAGTCAAGTTTACGTTTACGCTCTTCCCGGTTAGGTTCATGTGAAGAAGGTTTACGCTTTTTCATTGTAAATAGAGTGTTAAGTTATTGTACAGTCTGGTTCGAATTGCTGGTACTTGCCACACCAGTGTGAGTTTGGCAATAAGTGATCCAAGGTTGATTTGGATAGGGCACGCCTGGCATATAAGGTGATGGCATCGGTGTTGGTGGATATGCCGGAAAACTTGGTGTTGGTGGTGTATATGGTGGAGTTGGCATAACCGGAGCATCTGGTGCCATTAAGGTCATTGCCTCTTCAACAGTAATATGTTTCTCATCAAGCAAACGTTGAATGATGTCTGCCTTTGATGGTTTAAAATTATAAGTGATCTGAGTTGTGCTTGTGTTTTCCATGTTGATTATAATTGCAGATGGATTGTTTGTTTCAAAAAAAAGAGCACCGAAGTGCTCTTTTTGCGGAGGCTCAGGGATTCGAACCCCGGTTACAGTTTCCCGTAAAACAGTTTTCAAGACTGTCGCATTCGACCGCTCTGCCAAACCTCCATAATGACTATTGGCCAGTCAGGGTTATATATCTGCTTAACTTAAAGTTTCAGCGTTTTTTTCGACTGTATTTTCTAGCTCTTTAAGTTGTCGATGTAAGCTATCTTCCATCGCATGGAATAGATTGTGCATATTGGCTATCTGTTCAGAAACGCCATTCGTTAACTTGTCAATTCTAGAATCAATTCTACCGTCAACTTGTCGAATATCTTCGGTAACTTCTTTAATTCTGTCTGTAAGACTGCGTACTTCAGCATTAATTGTGTTGTACATTGAGTCTTCAGCTCTTTGGTTGTATTGATAGATCTCTTCGATCTCTTTGTTTAGGTTTGCAATCTCTGCACTCAACTTTTTGGTCTGAGCGCTAATTCTGAACATACTGTAAACACCGGCAAATGCCAATACAGACAGTACACCCAAAACGAAGTAGTAGATGTTTTCCATAATTGTCTTAATTTTTTAAAAGACTGGCCAATATGTCAAAGAACTTTAGAACCTATTAGAGTTTACCTCCAGCAGGCTCTATGATGTCTTCTGCAGTATGAATCTTTTCAAATTCATATTTAGGTTTGATGATTTCATTTAAGGCTCTACCTTGTGAGTCTGCATTGTTAAATGCAAAGAAGTCTTCTTTGGTTACTCCTCGGTAAAGATAACTTGCGTGGCCAAACTGGACCAACATAGTCTTGTGTTCGTAATTGTAAGATGCTGACTTGATAGTCGTAGAATCGTACTGTGCTATAACTGATTTAACCATAATTTTTTATGTTATATCAGTCATACTAGAAAGGTTTCATTAACCTCTAGGTAGACTCATTGATGGTTTTGCAGTCGGTGGTTGTTTCATTCCACTAACCATCTTGGTCACACCATTCTTTGGAAACTTAGGAGTTGGTGCCTGTCCTGTTGGTTTGCTTGCTCCTGGATACATTTCCGGGTTTGGGTTAACCGGACTCTTCATATTATAGTCATTAACGCTTGCATTCACCGGGTTATCAATTACACTTGGACCTTTGCCAATTGTATTCTTTAAAGGCTTCGGTTTGTACTGGTTTCTATCCTGGTGGTCGTATTGTTTTGTCTTTTGCTTTTCAGTGGATTTACTGTTTTGTTCATTCATATAATCCACCTGTTGCTGCTTGTCAGTATCATGAACTGGTTGCGTCTCTTTAGTTACAACTTTACCACTATAGTCCTCTTTGTTCTGTACATCTGCTTCTGGACCCGTACTGGTTTCGGTCATCCATTTTTCAGTCTTGATCTCATTCTTCATTGGCACTTTTTCAGCAGCTTTACCATCAACTCTCTTATGTGGTTCTAATGATTTTTTCATGTTCGTAGGACCATTATCAGCATCTCCTTTACCCTTGTTTACCATGTTCTTGAATCCAGTATTTTCACCAGAAACCTTATTATTGATTTTAGTACCTGCTTTACCATCACCAAAATCTTTGTTGACGTTACCAAGACCGGTGTTAAGTTCACCCATGGCCTTCTTGTTAGAGAAGATCTGGTTTAAACCACCCTTACCTGATTCTAGGACATTAAGATTTGTAAATTGAACTTTAGCCATTTCCGTAAAGTGTATTATTAACCGAAGATACCACCGCCATTAACTTTGACACCGGTGCGAGTCAATGTTGTTTGTAGTGATTTGATTGCAGCAACTACGTCATTACCACCTCCACCAAGATCCATTGGGCCAGGGTTTTTAGTGAAGTTACCTTCTTCATCCACGGAACCTTCAGGTGTACCTTGTCCTTCAAGATATTTGTCAAAGATGTTACCAAGTTCTTGAATGGCTCCAATTAAGTTATCGCCAAGTTCTCTGATTGCACCTTCGCCACCCTTAGAAGAAAGATAACTTAACGCTTTAATCATCTCGGTAGTCTTATCCATACTAACCTGGTTGATTAACTGAGTTGAACGTGAGATACTCTTATAAGCTTTTGCAATACGTTCTAGTGCTGCAGCCTGTTTGTCAAATGAAGATTCACTTAAGACCTTCACGAAATTTGTAGCTGCTTTAACAGACGTCAAAGGTACTTTATTACCAATGTTGTACAAAGATTTAGAAATGCTTTCCATTGGCCACCATAGAGCCTGGATTTTACCAAGATCGATTTCTTTCAGGCCGATGCCGAATTCCTCAGCACCTTCACCTGCGTCTTCACCATAATCGACAAAACCCTTAAGGATTTCACCAATTGTTACACCAGCACTACCAGCCATTACGATTGCACTAGCTGCTCTACCAAATCCTTCTAGGATCGGTACAGTTTCAGCAATACCTTGGCGCATACTAACGATAGTTTCTAAAATCTCTAAAGGTCCTTTCGACTTTTCACCACCAAAGAATGAAGTGATACCATCAATAAATTCTGAAGCTGCATTACCCAGTGCTGAAAGTACACCGCCCGCTGCAAGACCTGCTGTAGCTCCAGCTAATAACAATAAGGCCATAGAGATAGCACCAATACCAATTGCTAATGGAATCAGGTTTTCAATACCAATCTCATCTTTTAATCTTACCAAGATGTCGATCATCTTATTGATTGGTACTGTGATTAAGTTAGAGATGTTGTCTGCAATAGAACCAAGATCTGGTAAGAAGTTAAAGATCCAAGCAATAGCCAAGATTGCCACAGCAACGATAATTGCTCCAACTGCAGCAATTGCAATTGCGACGATGCCGGCACCACCTCCCATAACTTTACCTAAAATAGCAAGTACTCCACCAAATGAACCAATTGCCAAAGCAGCTTGCGCTGTCCAATCTAATGGAGGTGAGACAAAGTTACCAGGTAGGAGTGTGAATACCCATGCTACTAAGAAGATAGCTATTGATAGGACAACAGTTACCATTAATGCTTTTAATAGATCAGTTGTCGATAAGTTGAATTTATTAACTAGGACTGCAATTAGTGCAAATGAGATACCAAACATTAGGAGTGCAACTCCAATCTTAAATGACCACATAAAGTCTGGGCCATTCCAAGTATCTGGTAGATGTGTAAACATCCATGCAACACCTAGGATTGCTAAGGCCATGATAACCAGTGCAGCTCCGGCCAATAACATCTCTGCGATTGATGCTCCTTGCATTGCTCTAAGGATTAAGGCATAACTAAATGCAAATGCCACCATTGCAAGACCTACAGTTACCGACCACATTAAAGGAGGCATATGTGCCAGCATTTCATTCGGGTCTGGTAGCATCATTAAGATCCATGCAGCTCCAACAATACCAGCTGCCATTACAGCAAGAGCAAGACCTGCTAAGAGTACCATACCGACTCCTTGCATGTTCGCTTTAATACCTGCGTTGTCTAGGGCTCTAATGATTAATCCCATCGCAAGCGCAACTGGAATCAAACTAAGACCAACAAGAATTGCAGTTATAAAATGAGCTGCAGTTAAATTTGTATTGATTAGTTGTAGTACATAAGACGCTGCAACTAAACCAGCAACACCACCAACCATTACTAACATTGCAAGCCCAACCATCTTAACACCCTCCATGCCACGCATGTGTTTGCTTTTAGCCATGGTAGCCATGATTTGAGAAAGTGAAAATGCCAAAGGTATCATGATGATTGCAATTCCAAGTGCAGCTAAAAACTGAGCACCTGAAGGTACAGCCATTAATAGTAATAAGTATGAGCTTATCGTTAATGTTGCAACCATACCGATCAATGCAACCATACTACCACCCACTAAGCCCCAGATACCACTAGTATCTGTCATACTTGCTTCCATGCCTTCAAAACCAGCACTTTTAGTACCAACACCCTTTGCAAGTTGTGCTGCAATTAATGAGAATGCATATCCAAGTGGCACAAACAAAGCTCCAATAAACAAGGCTGTAGCCAATTGTACCAATGAAGGTGTAGCCATTAAAGTTAATAAGTAAGATCCGATCACTACAATCGATAACATTCCTAGTAAACCTACTAGGGCTCCAGCAACTCCTAAGAAGCCACCTTTATTTGTCATTGACTTTGAGGATCCTTCTTTGTCCGTATTCTCCTCTAGTTTCGAACCAAAGAAAGCATCTCCAATTTTTACAAAAGCCGGTGTAACCAGCATTATAAGACCTGCAATTGCCAATGCTGTAACAATTTGCATTGGTGAGATCGGTGTAACAGTACTTAATATAAGTGAGGCTCCTACAATTGCTATCGAGATACCAATCACCATAGCAGCCATTCCAGCCGTATCTTTTAGTGCTTTAAATTTACTAGCATCTCCAAGTAGAGCTTTATCTCTGTTACTATCCTCGTCTTTCCTATTCTTCGTTGCATTTCTACCAAAGAACTGCTTGTTCTGTTGGATCAGTAACTGTTTGATGTCACCTAAAAGGGCTGTTTGATTTTTAATTTCTTCTCCAACGTTATATGTGTTGTCCCATCGCCAAAGAATTGCTTCCATGGAAGTAAGTGCACGGGTCTGTTCTGCTGCAGAACTACCCAGCTTGGTTAATGGACTTAATAAAACTTGTAGAATGTTATTCACTTAAAGCGCTTGATCTTTTTATTTTGCTTATACTCTATATATCAAGGGTCCCACAAAAGTGGGACCCTTAAAGTATTACTTCATTCTTGGCATGTTCATGCTTGGCATCTTCGGCATACTCATGTTTGGCATCTTCATTCCTGAACGCATGCTTGACATTGCCTCATTCTGCTGAGCATTCTGACCTTCTTGTGCCTCTTTCTCTTTCTTCAGATGTTCGATTAAGTCTTTTACGATATACCAGTATTCGTAATAGTCCATCTCGTTCAGCTCGCTTGGCTGTATATGAAGGTGGAAATAGAGATAGAATCTAGTCTTAAAGAAGTTCTCCAGAGAGATCTTGAACAATGAAAAGAGTCTTGATCCCCCCGCGAAAGTTGATGGGGATAACCTCCTCCGAATCCCCTAGCATTACTTTCATTTCTGGTTGCAAACCTACTTTCATTTGTTCAGCTAATCTATAAATTAGCATATATTTTTTTGGATCCCATCCGTTCATTTCGATTTCAAGTTCGAAAAGTCTCTTTTGGTTAAAGAATCTCCAGTCACCGCCTAGGTAAGGTGCAACTTGGATTAGAGATTGGTCAATGTTTAGGCCTTGTTCTCTACGCTCTCTAATGTACTTAGTAACCTCTTGCATCAAACCGATTGTTGGTGGTCTCATAACGATCTCACCGTGAGTTCTGGTTTGTACTGCGAATGCACGCATGTTTGGGTCATAGTACTTTTCGATTTCCGCTGGAATTGAGAAGTATTGGAAGTATTCTCTTCTGATCTCAACTTCATGCTTCTTACCATCTTTAGTTTTGTGCTCAACTTTTAAGTTAGCTTCTGGTTCAGGGAACGTAAGGTCTCTAATTGATAAGATTAAGATAAATCTATCCTCTTCACAAAGATCTTTAAAAGAGATTCTAGTTGATCTTGAAGAAACTTGAGTACAAGATTCTACAATAGCATTCAACTTCTCATCGATGTCCAATAAATTGGTTTCATCCATAGTAGAGAAGTGGCGAATCTCAGCAACTTTTGCAGCTCTGATTTTAATCGAAACATCACCTGGATAGAATCTACCTCTAGAAGGTAAAGAATCCACTGGTAGTTCGTGCCATCCTAATACTACATCTGGTTTCTCAGCCTTTGCAGGACCAAAGTTCTCGATGTTAACTCTGCCTAAGCCATTTGCAGCAATAGTCTCTTCCATTGCTTCAGCTTCTACATTTACTGGCTCCACGTTAGCAGCTTCTGCCATTCTACGTGCGTTTTCTTTTTCTTCAAGGAATTTAGCCATTTCCTCTTCGTTGTAATTGTTCTCTTCTGACATATTATTTTGATTTTAGGTTTTTGAGATTTTGTTTTACGTATGATTTTTGCTCTACAGTTCTTTTTGATAGATCGTCTTTAATTAAATTTCTAATGAATGCACTAACTGATACCGGTCTGGATTCTGTTTCTAAAGCCTCATTCAATATAATCCTATTAATCTGGTTAACCTCATCGTCGGTTAAAAGAACTTGGAGTTTTCTAGTTAGTTTACTATTTTCCATGTTTTAGATTATGTTGATAATATATTATATTTTCAGTGTAAAAAAAGAGGGAGAAAGCGCTTGGCGTCCTCTCCCTCCAAGTTTAATATTAGTTAAGTTCTTCTGACCAAACGTCACATCTCCAAGTCATCTCAAGTGCTTGAGGATCTGCAGATGAATAGTCTAGTGAATCAGTAAAGCCGATTCCAGAAGTGATGAAACAATCATCTAGAGTAATCTTTCTAAAGATGTCACCTTCTCTGTTAAACTGTACGATAACGATTGTACCAACATAGTTCTTTTTAAGACCCATTTCACCGGTCTCAGGATTGTACTGAGATCTGTACCATTGTCTGATTGTTTTGTAAACGTATGCCTGGTTAGCATCATTCAAGTTCAATGAGAAGTTGATTGTTACGTCAACCGCTGTGCCATCAGGCATACCTGCATATGATCTGGTAGCGAACTTGTACTTCTGCTCAACTGCGGCAACTTCTCTGTGAAGTGCAGCTAGACCTCCGATCGAGTTAATGTGTTGTAGAAGTAATTCAGCGCCTGCAATACCTGCTGGAGGTAAGATTGTCACCTCAAACAGGTTAGCCTGTACTGGTTCGAAGTTTCTACCTTTCTTACTGGTCTGGTCTTCTGAATAGTGTGGTAAAGCCATGTTCTTTTTTCTTTTATTTTATATATCTTGTTTTCTTATGCGAAGTTACCTGATGCAATTTCACCTGTGTTCAAGATTGTTACTCTTGATACTAGGATCTCTAGACCTTTAACAGGTTCAACATATGTATCTAGGATACCCATATTGTTGTCGATCACCTCAGAAGTGTTATTTGTACCATCCATGATGTTTCTGTAATCGTAAACACCACCATCTTTCTTCACTGATTCCATAAAGTTGTCAGCTAAAGTTTTGATCTCAAGTCTTGTTTGAGCTGTGTTGAACTCAAATAAGTAGTTTTTCAAGATCTCAGCTAGACCATCTTCGATGTAGATCATCGCCTCTCTTACGTGAGCTGAAGAAAGTGCAGATTGGATTGCTTGTTGTGCAGTTTTATTACCTTTGATTGTTAAACCAACGCCTCTTTCGAAAACGATTGGGTTGATACCAAATGGCTCTAGAACATCTCTATCATTTTTATCGAATGCATATTCAACACCTTGGATACCAGCACCACTTACAACGCCACGTCTTGGACCAGCGATGATTGCCCATGGCAATGTGTCTGTGTATTTGTCAATGTAGTTGTTAGAAACATACGCTGCAGGTGGAACAACTTTAGTTCTACCGTTTTCGATGATGTTCAAACCTGGTCCATAGTAGAAACCGAAGGTAGCACCATCATTCAATGAAGGTAGAGTGTAAAGCGCAGTTGGGTTAAGATTCAAGTTACCACCAGTTGCGATGTAACGTGTGCTGAATGTACCGGTGTTCTCATCGATAAATGATGGGTTAGTACAAGCTTTGAATTCTTTAACCATTGGTGCATTCAAGATTGCAGAAGCATTTTGACGCTCTTTACAAAGCATAGTGATCTCTTCTTTGTTTAGAAGTACATTATCTTCTAATGAACCAAAAGTATCAACTACGTATCTGAAAGTAATTGCATCTTTGTCGATCAACGTGTTTGAAAGGCCATTACCTGGTCTCAACATGTTTAATAGACCTGCGATAGTCTTTTCAGATTGTGTTGCTCCAGCTAATGGGAACATTTTGTAAGTTGAAGTTGCCTCTTCGTATCTTTTTAGTGCGAATTCAGGTTCAACAGGCATATTTCTATGTGTGATGAATCTGTATGTGTAAGTTTTATCAGTTGAACCTTCGATAACTGGAAGCTTCTGGATTTGTAAGATTCTTGCTAAAGCACCAGTGTCACCGTTAGTTGGCATGTACATACCCACTTTAATGTTTGCGTTGAATGCTGGTTCTGATGCGTTTAATGCAACAGTCTTAGCGAATGTGAATCTACCAGCACCTTCGTCTGTAAAGTTCCATGCTGAAGTAGGTACTATTTCTACTCTGTCGTTCTCATCGATGTTAACGATTACAAATGCATCGTTAGTAGTTTGCAAGTAAGGCATCAATGAAGTTGCACTTGTAGTTGCAATAGTAGTTGAGAAGTTACCAGATCCTGCTGGAGAGATTTCAATGTCACCACCAACTTGTTGGATGCTACCGATTGCTAAGTACTCACCAACAGTAGCACTTGGTAAATAACCACCATTTGAAGTAAGGTCGTTTACAGTTAAGTTGCCAATTAGTTTATTCTTAATGATAACCACACCGTTAGTTACTTGGATAACTGTTGCTCCAGACCATGTTGCTGCAGTACCACCTACAAATTTCTCGTAGATTGCTTTTGAAGCTGTACCGTCTGTAGTGATGGTTGTATGTGTACCGTTATCAGTGATGTTAGTAATTTCTACGTACTCACCAGCAATTGATGATCTTAAGAATTTACCTTCAACGATACCAAAGTTATTGATTGCTGATTCTAGGATGTTCTTAACAAGAACTGTGTTTGTAGAAACCTCTACGATTTCATCTACTTCTTCTTCAGTAACTGACTCTTTTTGGTCAACATTGTGAGAAAGAAGTTGGTAATCTTGGTAGATGTCAAAACCTTCACCTAGCATATCGATTGCTCCTAGAGCATCTTCGTTTACTGCACAGAAAAGACCAGTTCTTCTAGCTTCCATATTGATTAGAGTCTCAATGTAAAGTTGACGACCTTCGTTGTCCATGAATTCTGGAATCAATGAACCAGTGTATTGTGCAAGAAGTGTTACCTCTCTCATTGCAGAGAATGCTGAAAGTTGGCTTCTGATAAGACCATCTTCAGTAAAGTGTACACCGTAAGTTGGGTCATTATTTAATGCTTGTGAATCGAATAGACCTTTGAATACCAAAACGTCGATCATGTAGTCAGAAACGTATGATAGATCATCAATACCTTCTGGAACGTTACCTTCACCATACCATTCTCTTGCAGTTATCTCAAAACCTGCAGTGCTAGCTGCTTGTCTTACGATAATTGTAATAGGATCTTGTTTGATGTTTGCGAATGTGATTGCGTTGTTAGACGCCGCTGATGTGTTACCTGCTAGAGCTAGTAGGTTTGCGTCAGTTGGAGTCCAGAATTTATCTTTATCAAAGATTGATGCGTACTCTGCAGTACCACCATCTGCTGAAAGACCTTGCTCACCACCGTTAGTTGCTGGTGATACGTAAGTGATCTCATCGTCTTCGTCTTCAGTAGTTAGGTTTAATGCAAGGATTGGACCTCTAGTTAGTGCTTCCAAAGCTGATCTGTGGAAGAACATTCCTTTTCTTTCTAAAGTTTTGTCTACTGAGCCGAAAACAGCTTTAAACTGTTCCATGTCTTCTAGATAAACTGGAGTGTTGTAAGGACCCTTTTTAGAGTGACCAACAATCAATCTAATTGTCTCTGCTGGGATATTAACCGTTTGAGATTTGTCAAATTCTAGGCGGTAAACACCTGAACTCTTGAACTGTTGTAATTGAGGACTTAATGCCATTGTTGTTCTTTATTTTTTTTTGCTTTTATTATATATCTGTCCTATTTTGGATTTTATTTTAGTAGGTCATAAATATCATATTGAAGATCTCCTTCGTTATCGTTATCTCTATAGAGAGTACGTTCCATTTTACTGTGAAGCTCCTCATCTATTATATCTAACAATTCTTCTACCGCATCAGCATAATCCGTTGTGTTGAAATATTCTGTAGCTGTAATTGCAGTCATGATAATATCATCATGTCCCATCTGAGCTCCGTAAGAGCCGTTTGGCATCTTACCGAAAAGAGAGGCTTCAATGACGGTCATTTCATCTGTAACTTCTATTCTATGACTGCGGTATAGTTTAGCAAAGTTTTGACAAAAGATTGCCTTATTGTCTGCTTTTAGTCTAATACCTGGCTTTAAACTCTTACCATCATGCCTATGTTTGAATCGGATAATCATATCATCATCAAAGTCATTTCTTTGTGGGAAAACCGTTCTCATATACTGGATCAAGACAGAACCATATGTGTTATATTCAATGATTAGTTTTACGTTCTCATTATAAAAAATGTCAATTGACAATGTATATAAAACTTTAGCAAAGTCTTCAATTACGTGCTTATTGCTGCTGAATCTACCAACTTGTCTAAGTTTAAAAAAGTCATAGAGTGCACCTGGTGTTGTAACGTTATCAATCTCCTTCTCTGTCATTGGTGCCAATTCAAACATGTTGATAACTGAAAAGTCACCACCATTACCTTCGGCAATATCCACTGTAAAGAGCCAATACTTATCACTGTATCTTGCAGTCTCTATATCAAAGCTTGGATCCCATTCCAGGCAGCCCTTCACATCAATGCTAATATCATCAAATTCATCAAGTTCATGATGTACATATTTTTTCATACGCTTTCGCATACGTTTAATATCAATTGGATCTAAGAGTAGATTTGATGAGCTGACGAATTCATTACCATACTGTCGGTTGAAGGCCTCAATTGTACCTAGGTTACCCAGCTCTCTCTGGTACCAAGCATCATCTCGGTCTGGGTGTTCCCACCAGTCAATACGCATTGCCTTGTACTCATTCTCACCTCTCTCTGCCGCAGCATAGATCTGATAGAACTTGTTAAATCCGTTTGGTGTTGATGTAATTGTAATCCTAGAAACCTTAGAGGCTGAAAGCGTTGGATAAACGTTTTCGTAAAAGACATCCACAATTGAAGGGTGGATGTGGGCAAACTCATCCAAGTATAAGTTATGGATGGTAAAACCGATACCTGCCTTTGCAGTTGTAGACTGACCTACTAGACGGCAACCATTATCACATCGAACGTTCATTACGTCATACTTGATAATACCTGGCTTCATAAAGAAAGGCAAGTTCTCAATTACCACCTTCGCTTTATCGATAATCTCTTTGGTTGTATCTGATTTGTTTGCAAGAAGTAGAGTGTTCTTGTCAACGTTAAATGTTAAGTACCAAGCGTTGAAGATTGATGCTGTTACTGTCTTACCCATCTGTCTAGATGCAAGTACAATGTTGAATCTCTCATGTTGGAAATTACGCAACATCCTCTTCTGGTACTCTCTAAGTTGTACTTGTTGAATACCGTTATCCGTCATTACCACAGCATACTTCTCAGCGAAGTAAACAATATCACTTGCACATTTTGCAAGTTCCTGAATCTCTTCATCAGTATACTCAAATACAATTCCACCTTTACGTAAGAATTGTTTACCTTCATAGAATGGTAACTTGATCTTAGGGCGATAACCCTGGTCTAATGCTAAAGCCAGGTCATTAATCTGCTTCGTAGACCAGACGATTCGGTCTGCATCTACATCAGATTCTCCTTTTGGAATCCACTTGTTATCTCCTACGTAATCGCTCATATTATTCTACTTCTACGTCTTCAATATCTTCTTCAGCGTTGCTCTTTAAACCTGCTTGAATCGCTGCCATTAAGTCTTTGGTACCGCGTTGTACATTGCCGTTGGTAGTATCTCCACCTACGGATTCAATTTCACGTTGGTCATCTCTTTTACGGTAGATCTCAATGTCTCTTGCAATTCTCTTGGTAGATTCTTCTGCTGCCATTAAGTACATTGTCTGTGACTTAATAATATCCAACATTGATTTTTGTAAGGTTGCTAGTACCTCAAACATTCTAGGTGCTAGTTCACCACCATCAATTGTTTCCAATAGAGTGGTTAGGGCTCTTTCGCCGGCTTGTAACTGATAGATTAGAGAAGACATGGTCATCTCATCCATCTTTTTCTTCGCCTGAATATATTCATCCTTCTCGATAATATCCGAGTCTAGATAGAATTTCATTAGGCTGGTAATTGTCTTTCTCGCTTTATTAGTGGCTTTTTCTTTTAGCTCACCATAGTCTACAGTTCTTGCTAATGATGTAGGTCTTGTCTCAACTGGTAAATCCATTGGATCACTTTCAATGTCAAGTGACTCATCATCTCCAATCAAGAAATCAAGCTCTTTTCTAATCTCATCAGCCTGTTCTGATATACTTCTCTTTTTGCCTTCGCTCATAAGGTATTAATTTATAGTATATATTGCACTAAGTATTAGCGCGGCTGGTTGTACTTTCTCAAGCCAATCGAAGGAACTGCATTGTCAATAATATATGCTAGGTTGTTGTCTCTAACAATATACTGCTGCAGCATATTTAAGTGTTGATCCTGGCCAATTGTCTTCTTGAAGAGTCTGATGTTTGTAACATCCATCTTACCTGGCATTAAGGTCCAGTTCTTATTCACTGACCAACCGTATTGGTTTGCAAAACTCTTTACTTCAGAATTAAATAGCGTTAAGGTTTGTGCGTTACTTGTAGCAGTTGATCTATTACTATTAGGATCTAATTTATATAAATGTACTGAGATTTCACTGAACACATTGTTAAGGTTAAAGACTAAACCATACCAAGTGTCATTGGTCAAAGCAACTTGATTGCTTAATGTGTGTAAGTCTCCGTTGATTCTAACTTTAGTTGCATTCGGTGTTAAGATGATTTGTAAACCCTCTCCATTCTGCCAAGCATCAACTAGGATCTGTTCTGTACCACTAGTAAATCTAGGTCTAAACCAGGCTGTAAATGCCAGGTTCTTATTTACTGCAAGTTCAGACATTTGTTTGTAAATTAATGCATTCACTCCTTGGTCTAGGATTGAATCCATCTTATAATAGTTCTTTGCAACTACAGTCCATCTATTTCTAATCTCACCATCAATTATATCAAGTTGATCGTGGATTCTAAGTCTGGTGCCATCTGATACCTCACGATAGACTGTTTGGTACTGTTCTGGTTTCGTGATCTTAGTGTACTCTTCTTGAATCTCTTCACCAAAGATCTCCTCAATACCGACAGTTAGATCATCAACTTCTTGTTCGATTAATGTATCTGTATGGATGCTTGAAGCTCGGTCCTCGAATTTTTTCAGCATCACTTTCCAATAGGTTAAGTTCAAGTTGAACTCATCAGCATATGAAACTGCGTTTACCTCATACATTCTATTAATTAATGGAAAGTATAAGTAGTCTCTAACTCTAGGTTTCGGTCCGATACCAAATGCTGCTTCAAATTGAGTCTTGGTAATATGCACTTCAAAATCTTCAAAGCCAATGCCAAAAATATCGTAGTTTAATTGTTGTGTTGGCAACTCATTGTCTGGTACCATTACCTTGAATTCACCTTGTTCTACTACATTATAGAGAGAATACTCCATCAAGATTACATCTCTACTTCTTTGATCTGGTTCAACTCTAAAGTATTTTACAGTGTGGCCCCAAATTGCAGTTGAAACGTCACTCAATTGACGATACATTGCTGCTGGTTTCTTTAAGGCATAAGGATTGTATACTGGTGCTGAACATGCAATAATATTTGCACAACCATCAAAAGCATAAGGCTCCGTACAGTCATCACAGAATTGTGGACAAACTACAATCGTACCTTCTGAAGTTTCTAACTCAAATGTAATTGAGAGTAGAGTTAAACTTCTTGCAGCTGATAATCTGTCAACTACCAGTTTAAGATCTAACCAAAGTGGTTTTTCAGGATCGAATGTCAATGCAAATAGATCACCTGGATTCTCGTCCTTATTTAAAGGTCTTAACTCACTCATCTCAGCTCCATCGCTATAGACTGCTGATTGAGACCAACGGTACTCATAAGTGAATTTATTGTTATTGTCAGGTAGTAGATAGAACTTAAGTCCTTCTGCTGTAAAAGGTGCAGACTCAACCATTGTGAAGGTTGAAGTATTAATAACCTGGTCAACTGTGTAAACTTGGTTACCTACGATAAATTGATCTCCAGACTCAAGTGTGAATGGATGGTTGACACATTGTACTTGCTTGGTAGCATTGACAAAATTTAATCTGCCTGTAGTTTGAGGTGCTGTTACACCAACCACTATATCGTAGTCTAATACTCGGATTGCGTTGTTATAAGGCTCTTTTAGCCTTGCCATAACAACATCCCCTATCTCGTTTGCTGTAAAATTTTTAACCATTGGTCCGCATTGGGCTCTTTTTTTTATATATCTAGATCCCTGTCGGTAACAATTAATACTTCAGGATTATCCGATTCATATCGCTCTAGATCCTGAATTAGCATATTGATTAGATTAAAGTTCTCGCTGGTATTATTTTCGGATAAGTACATATCCAACTGGTTTAAGAGTTCAGCAAGTTTAAAGACCTTAAATGTAGTTGGGTTCTTTAAAAGTCCAGCTCGGTGTAAGATTCTGTTGACATATCCCAATTCATGTTGGTTAAATCTGTCAAAGAGTCTGTATGTACCTCTTAAGGTTTTTACGTTGAATTTAA